TAACAGTGATTTATATAATTATAAATTCAAAACTGTGACACAGAATAATCCTCATGAATTATTATTCCAAAACAATACTTTTAATAATTTTAATCCAAATCCTCAACCAGAAATAATTGGTTCTGGAATATTTAACAATAATACTAGAGTGCAAGTTAAAGACATGACAAAATGTAATAATTAACCATTATAGAGATTAAAGTATAATATATTTCTTTTTTTAAATAAATATATTATGTCAGAATCTTTTGTAAATCAAATAACATTGGATTGTCTTTTACTCCTTTTAAAATTTTAAACACCGATTATTTATAAACCATTATAAACCATTATGAAATATTATATTTATACATAAACAACTTAAAGATTATAATATTTTATATATATATGAAAACATTAATAGAAGTTGGCGCTTTTGATGGTCGTGATAGTTTGGGGTATCATAATCAAGGTTACCAAGTATTTACATTTGAACCAAAAAAAGATTTATATGAAAGCTTAGTAAATAGAACAAGACATTTAAAAAATTATACAGTAATTCCTAAAGCGGTTTGTTGTGAAAATGGTAAAACTACATTTAATATATGTCAAAGTGGGGGTGCTAGTTCAATTTTACCTTTTAAATCAGATGAGGAATTAAATAAACATTGGGGACATCATCGTCAAGATATACATTATTCAGGTTATTCTTACGAGGTAGAAACTACACGGTTGGATACATTTATCGAAGAAAATGGATTGCAAAATACAATCATTGATTTTATACATATTGATGCTCAAGGTGTAGATTTTCAAGTATTAAAAAGTACTGGTATATATATATCTAATGTATTAGCAGGTGTATTAGAAACAGTAATAAATGAAGAAAAAAGTATTTACGTAAATCAGTCAGAAAATACATTATCTAATATTAAACTCTATTTAGAAACAAACGGATTTAAAATAACCAACATTCAAAGCAATGATGGTACAGGATGTGAATATAATATTTATTTTAACAGATAAATAAAATTTTACGCTTTTTTATATTCAAATTAAACAATTAATTTAAATATATGAAATACTTAAATATTTGTTATTCGTTCAGGCAATGCTATAAATTATTTTTATATAATTTTCACTATATAAATAAGCGGTGTTTGAAATGCAAAAAAGGTCTAAATAAAGAAGTTTATGGAAAATATTTAAGAAGTAAAATGTCAAACAAATAAATAAAGAAGAGAGAAATTTTTATCGTAAACGTAGTTATAAATTATTTAAAGACATTATAAATGGTTATCATCCAAAAGAATTACCACCAGATGTAAAATACTCGTATGACAATTTTATCAATTCTACAATACAGTATTTTAAGACGATTGATAATAACGATATAATACAATCTGAATATAAAGATATAGAATTTACATTTGAAAATTGTAATGAAAATAAGTATGTAGACATTTCTGCAAATTATACTAATACTAATAAGAATTTACAAACTGATTTACTTTTAACGCGTTCAATAAAAATGAATGTACATACTTTAGATAAATATGTTAAAAGAAAATCTACTAAACAAAAGTATGACAATTTTATATTCCCAAAACAAAAGGAAGTAAACTTAAATGATCCTAAATTTAAAAATAAAGGATTAAATAATAATATCATCAATATTTATGAGGACAAAGAAAAGGAAAATAAACAATAAATATAAATTAATAACTTTAAAAAAACACAATCATAAAGGTAGAAAAACCAAATTTGTAAAGCTAAAAAAGTTAAATTGTAGTCCAAAACCAAAGGGAGAAATAAATGATTTTACATGTTATACAAACAAAAATTTATATAAACTAAGAAATTTATGGAATGCAAGACATCCAGATGTTAAAATTGTTTCCAATTCACCTAAGGAAATTCATCGATTTATAAGTGAAAAATTAAGTGGAATTTGTAATAAAGAATCATGCTGGTTAAAACAAAAGACCGAATTTGGAGCTGTTGAAAGTTATATGGCGGATTCATTTGCCCCTGAATCTCCTCCTGAATGGAAAAAAAATCCTAATGAATGGTTATCAAGTATTGATATTATGAATGTTATGAAACAATATGAAAAAGCTTATAAATGTTTTGATTTCATAGGACCAACACCCATCGATTTTGATACTAGAAAATTATATGGGGAATGTGTATGGGATGAATTATGCAATTTTAGCCTTGAAGAACAAATTAAAAGAGGGAAAACAAAAATTGGAATTATATTTAATACTGATCCTCATAATAAACCAGGTCAACATTGGATTTCAATGTTTATTAATATTAAAAAGGGGAAAATATTTTTCTTTGACAGTACAGGTGATAAACCAGCTCCACAAATAATGACTTTAATAGATCGTATTAAAGAACAAGGAATGAATTTACAAAATAAAATAAATTTTGATTTTGATAGCAACGAAGGCATTGAGCATCAATATGGTAATACAGAATGTGGAATATATTCACTCTTTTTCATTGTTCACATGCTAGAAGATAAATTGACATCACATTATTTAAAAACACATATATTAAAGGATGAATATATGAATAAATTCAGACATATTTATTTCAATGATTCGTTATAAAGTTATTAACCACCTTTAGAAAAGGTTGAAACGAAGTAAGTGCCAAATTGATACATTTTGGTATAACCTTTTTTAAAGGTTATTTAAAATGTATTACCGACGGATAGACATTAAGTATCTTAATTGCATTTAAATTTTTTAATAAAATTTCTATAAATTTAAATATTTATATATTTATATGAAAAAAGCTTATGAAAATGTAGTGTTTTTAGTAATAGGTCTATTTATTTATTCTATATTTCATGTTATTGCATCATATGGATATAAATATTTAAAGGAACAAGGGTATACTTTTAGATATATTTTTCTTATATGCCTTTTTTTCGGAACAATATCATATATTATTAAAATACCATTATTTTATAACTATGCAAAGGGCAATACATTATCAATATATATAGTATATTTATTAGTTCTTACAATTTCAACTGCAATTTATTCAAAATTTATTTTGAAAGAAGTAGTTCATAATTATACATACATAATACTATTAACAATTGTTTCTTTGGTTATTTTAAATGAGTATTTAAATATTTCAAAAAAAATATAATAATTTAAAACAGATAAATATATAATATAATAATATATATTTATGAATATAAAAAACTTTTTAAATAAAGAAAATATTTCGACTTTATGGGATGTAATTAGTGAAGAAGATAATTTTAAGATTCTAAATAAAAATAATCAAATGGAAATTTTACAATTATTTTCAAATAATATAAAAGACTTTTTTGAAAAAGAGAAAATAAATTCAATTAATTTGATTGAATTGAATAAAAAATTTATAGTTTTTATATTAAATTTTATAAAGAAAAAAAATTCACAAAATTTACCAAATAAAATAAAAATATTAGAAGACCAAACAAATAAAGAATTAATTACTTATGAAGAAATACAAAATGATAGAAAATCTAAATTTGAAAAAGATTTTAAAAAAGTGAAAGAAAATTTTACAAATTCAATCAGCTTACCTATTCCAGAATTACCAGAATTTAAAGATAAATATATTGATACACCTATTGAAGAAATAGATGAAATGATTAAAGATATGACTTTGAAAAGAAATTATGAAGTAGAGCAGATAAACCGAAATTATGCAGATATAGATATAAATAAAGTAAATAATTGGTTGAAACCACAAGAAACTTCTATTAAAAGTGAAAAATTTACACCTAATATAACTAATAAAAAAGACCTTACTACTTTATCTGATAATGGTGCAAAATTGAAACATTTAAATATTGATAATATACAAAACGATAATATACAAAATGATAATAAATTAAATTCTCCTTCTTCTGATTCAAAAAAGAATGTTACTTGGGGTGAAAATGATATTATTGAAACAAATATTTTAAAAAATCTCAAAAAAATAGAACAAACGAATGAGAATGAGAGAATATATAGTAAAATAATAGATAATGATAGAATAAATAATATAGAGAATGAAATTAAAATGCTTAATGAAAAGATGGATGTAATAATAAATTTATTAAAACAAGATAAATAAATGACTATATTAGTATGTAATGAATATAGTCAATTTAATCAATTTAATATTTGTACTAGTAAGTATTTTACCTGTTTATGGTTCATTAAATTTCAATGTAATTAATACTAATTATAGATTAAGAAATACTGGTTTAAGATTATTAATTTTAGCAAAAAAAAACACACCTAAACTTTTACAAGATGTAAAAGATTTTTATAGTATTTGCTACAATAAAGCAATTGTAACTATTAGTGAAAAATTAATTGAGTATAATAGTTTGTCTGAAGAGGATAGAACCCTTATTGAAAATATTATTTCATTATGCTACTAATAATTTAAGTACTCTTTCACCTTGTTCATTTATTTCATATGACCCAACCTTTAATGGATTAATTGATGGATCTTCCATTGCATTTTTATAAATTTCTTTATCGTAAAGGTCTAATACATCCTTACTTATCCTTCTATAAATATATTCAACCCCATTAATAGTAATTGGTTTACCAACCCATTCTATTGGTTTTTTATTTGCTTTAACCGTTGAATCATTTTGTTGTTCAGCATAATCCGGCACATAAGAAAATTTATCATTTTTAGGGTCACCAAAATTAACGCATTTTCCGTTAGAATAAATATAACAATCAAATGCCGACTCTTTAATAGCATCTGTTAGTTGAGCTGTTAAGTTTGCCTTTATTTCAGAAATTTCAAAAAGATATTGGTCACTCGTAATTGGAACTCGAGGTAATGCCTTACTCAAATCTTTTCTTTTTAATTCGATTGCTTCATCTGATTTCAATTGTGCTTCTGAAAATATCATTAAATAAACATATACTTCAACCGTTTGAAGAGCTTGTGGTAAATCTTTATGACTACAAATACGTCTAGCACGTCCTATTACTTGTTCTGAACGCACTGGATGCCAATAAGGTTCCATAATATGAACATAACGTGTATTTCTTAAATTAATACCTTCTGATCCGGATGATGTAATCATAAAAACTTTAATTACCTCACCTATATTATTATTATGGTATTTCGATTTTAAAACATTTCCAATACTATCTGGGATAGAATCCCATTCGCCATTATAAATATGCCTTATCATTTCTTTTTCCTCACTAGTTTCGGTTCCGGTGTATAATGCGTATGTCGGTTTTCCTTGATCTACTTCTGAAATATCAATTTCCCAAACACCAAGAGAATTCTTTTTGATTCGAAATCTTGCAAACCCATTTTTTTCCAAAACTAAACTAAAAATTCCAATACCTTCTGCTGTTCTAAACTGGCTATAGACTAAATGTAAGCCTTTATTTTCAGGGTCTTGAATATTTTCTAAAATATGTAAAAATTTAGGACTATAAGTTTGCAATGCTTCGGGAGTCAAGAAATCATTAGAATGTTCTTCAATATTTTTAATTGCTCTATCTAAGCGTTCTTTATAGGTAGTACCACCAATTACCTCAAGAATTTCGTCACCTTCGATTTCACCCTCTCTATCATCTTCTACATCTTGTTTTGACTCTGCTTTTATTCCTTCTTTAATAATTTGAGCCATCTCTGAAGCTCCTTCCTCTTCTTCTTCTTTTTTATCTTCGTGATCTTCTTTTTTATCTTCGTCTTCTTTCTTTTTCTTTTTCCCGCTATGAGGAATAGGTCTATCAGGCATTACAAAATTACAAAATAGGCGTGAAAATATACGATATGTTGATGATTTTTCCTCGAATAATTCTGCGACTTCAGATGGTTGTTTTTTCTTTTTCTCAAATTCTCTCTCTTCTTTGCGTGCACCTTCATAAATTCTAAATTGTGTATCACTCATAGGTATTCTAACTATGTGGTAATCGATTCCCAATTGTTTATTATATTTTGGCAACAAACTTTCTTGTGCACTTTTAAAATAAGAGGATAAACCGAGAATACGTCTTTTAAGTGCATCTACATTTTTAACTTTTTTATCACTATCATTAATATAACGTGAAATAAAACTATTCAAATCATCTGGTAAGGCCTTCCTATTCATAACTTCAATTCCTAGAGGAACTACATCAATATCGTTTCTTTTTAAAATACTAATTATTTTTCTCTCAAAATCATCGTCGGAAATAAAATCAGTATCCATTATAGATTCTCCTTTTTCATCCTTTTTAACATTAGTGACACCTTGGTATCCTGATTCTTTTTTAATCTTATTTTTAAAACCAAAAGGGTTTCGAGTAATTGTAAGTATTTTACTTGAAGGAGAATAATCAAGATAATCAAGAGATTTCTCTCCAAGTAACATTTCTTGAAGAACTTGTCTATCAATTTTGTTCTTTGTTCTAATAACCAAAGGAATTCTCCATGTTTTGATGTAACCTCGTAAAATATTGAAAAGTATTGCAAATTCGTTTGGATAATTAATAACAGGTGTTCCTGACAGTAAAACTATTCGAGCATTTTTAGCTCTTAATAACATATAATACAGTTTAGTGGCTAAATTGAGAGGCGTATGTTCACCAAACAAGCTTTCTTCTTGTTCTACTTCCTTCCCTTCTTTTCTTTTCTTTTTTTCTTCTCCCGGAACTGGTTTCTCCTTTTTTAATTTATTTACTATTCTACTAATTAAATTATGAGCTTCATCAATAATTACAACAGCATTATCAAAAATATTTCGTGTAAATTTAGATGTCATTTCAGATAATCGTTGAGCACGCAATCCATTATAATTAATAAAGGTATATTTTTGCTTAATCATTTCATTTAATTGTTCTTCAAGAACTTTTTTATCTGTATCACTTAGTTCATCATAATTAGAACGTTTTTTAACATTTATAAAAAAAGCACCATTATGCCTACGAATATATTCTTGAGGTAAATTTAATAGTGCAGAAATTGTCTTTAATGCATCTGGATTATCAGAAGTAGAAATCCATTCCCAATATTGATTCCTTTTATATAATAAATCTCCTGCCTTTTTCAATTCTTCAATATAATTTGCGCGTAAAGAAGCGGGTGTCATAATTATAACACGTTTTGAATCCTTCATTCCCTCTGCAATTGCAATGGATGTTGCAGTATTATGTGTTACCGTAAAATCACCCATTACATATCTACAATTTCCATCCAAGGTAAAACCATAATATTCATCTTCGTTTACATATTCCACTTTTATACCAGTAACAAGAACATCTTTTATTTGTTTTCTAGGTGAAGCTTTTTTTCTTGGTATTAAAGTAGGAATTTCTTCGATTCCATTACCATTTATTTGTATACGAAAGGCTGTTCCTTCTTGTTTTACTCCTCTATGTTTCCATGAAGTTTTCTTGGTAGATTTATAACATGAGAAACCTAAACTACGCGCTAAATAAATGACATCATCCATTAATGTTTCATTCTTTTGTGTAAATTCAAACCCATTTCCTGTTAAACAGCCATCGCTATCTAATAATCCTGCTAATAATTTTAATCGGTTCTCTCTAGAATTACATTTATAGAGCATAGGAATATGCTTATTATTTATCATATTTAAATCTTTTAGTGTATTTAAAAATTTATTATTATTCTTTTTATTATTTCCTGTTATTCCATAGTGATAACTATCATAATAATTTAACGATAATTCATAGTTTGGCAATGTTCTATTAAAATAATAGAGAACAGTAGAGTCCTGACTCGTAATTGCTGCAGCTGCACTATGGCCATCACCTAACCAATAACCTATCATATATGGGTCCATAGGTAATTCCTTTTCAGGAAAATCAATATGCACTTTATAACCCTTTAACAATGCCTTTAATTTATTCGATAGATTTAAGTAATCTTTAATAGCAACTTCATATACATTATCATTTGTTAAAGGGTTCTCTAGAATTTTCTTATAGAATTCTTGTGCCGATTTCTTAATTTCTTCTTCATTATTCTTTTCTTCATTAAATGTAAATGTTTTCGACATGAATTTATTATTTTCGAGCCATTGAATATTATAGTTGGTATTTTTAGCATGGTTATTTCGAGATAACTTTGGAAATCCTGATGCTTGTAAACATAATATGTGTTCTGAATTTACTGTATATTTCTCACCTTTTATTGGAATAACATCATACATTTTATCTCTTCCTGTTGCTAATGAGAGCACAGTTCTTGGTTTTGAATCATCACCCATGAGTAATTCTCCTACTTTTATGTCTTCGATTTTCTTTATTGAACCATCTGACATCATAATAGGTGTGCCTTTTTTTAAGCATTTACCGCTACCCAAACCGTGGTACAGCAGTAAACCGCGATAGGGGGTATAAAGATTAATATAATCGCGGACAATTTTTTGATGAGTTAATAGAGAGAATTCGGTACTTGTTTTGCCAATTGCATCACATGAAATATTTTCTTTATTTTCGGCTAATTCCTGACGATAAGGTTCAAAAAGTGAATTAATAAAATTTACAAAAATCTCTCTATCGTTCATATAATATTGAGAAACTTTGATTAGAACAGGTGGAGACTTTTTTGGCATGCGTTTTGTCAAATCGGTATCGCCGATATCAACAAGCGTTTCTGGACCTAATAATGCAACACCCTTTTCAGGTTTCTGAGTAAGTCTTTTCTTTTTTTCTAGAATTTTAATAGGTATTATTTCTGTCTCTTGTTGTTCTTGTTTCTTTTCTTCTAAAATTTGTACCTTTTTTTTAGGTTTCATAATAAATTCTTCTTCCTCTTCCTCTTCATTTTGTTCATCTAATTTAATTTGTACTACAGGTTCTTCGTCTTCATCGTCTTCAATAATTAGTGGTTTTTGAACATCAATTTTCTTAGCTTTTTTTATTTGAGTAGGTAATGGCATAGCAGCAGAATTTTTTTTCTCTTCAGAAATCTGAATAACAGGTTTCACAGTGACCTTAAGTTTTTTACTTTCTGCTAATTTTTTAAGAAGAGCATTTCGGTCAAAACCATTTTTTGTTTCATCTACAATAACCATTTCGCCTATATTTTTTGTATCCTCTTTATCAGATTCTTCTATATTTTCTTCATTTTTTCTATTGTCTTCTGTTATATTATGTTCTTTTGTATCGTCATTTTTTTCTTCTACTGTTTTTAATTTTAGTATTCTTGGTTTTTTTACTCCTTTTATAACAACAGCAACACGTTCTCTATCTTCGACATTTGGTTTTATTATTAATTTTTCTTTTAATTCAGCTAAAGGATTCATTACTTATATAATTTGAATATATAAATTTTTGTAATTTTATGCATAGATTTTATCAGATTAGTTTTTCTGTAACATTATTTAGAGCATTTAGTGCTTCATTACATGCAATTTGTTCAGCCTTACGTTTAATTTTATGTTGGCCTTCACCCATAAATATAAATGCTTTTCCATTTTCATTTACAAAATCTTGAATTGCTTTAAAATTTTTAAAAAATGAAAAATCAACTGAATCATTATGTGATAAAGTATGAATTGCTTGTCCTAAACAAATATACACACCCATTTTATAACCTAATTCTACATCATGTTCAATTTCTAAATAATGTGGTGTCACTTTAAATTCTTTTTGAACCTTAACTTGCAGTATATTTTTATAATTATCATCATTTTGAATAAGAGCAATCCAGTCTATATGACGTTCAAATACATTTTCAATAAATTTTTGAGCCATTTGAAACCCTGGTCCAGTAACAAACATATTTTGGAACCAGTCATTTTCGTCTTTAACAATAGTTTTATTAAAGTCTAAAAAAAGAGCACCAATAAAGGATTCAAATAGACAACCAAGCTTCTTTAAATTTGTACGAATCTTTTTTTCCTCTGCATGTTTAGATAGAATCAACCATTTATACAGACCCATTTCGAGAGCAATTTTTCCAATAGCTTCATTTTTAACAATGGCAATTTTTTTTTCCGTCATAAATCCTTCATCTGCTTTAGGAAAACGTCTATATAAGAGATATTTAGTAACACATTCTAGAACACCATCTCCTAGGAATTCGAGCCTTTCATTTGATTTACTGCTAAGTGGCATACAATCTGGTGGTCTTTCCACAATTGTAATATTTTGTTGAATATTTTCAAAATTAGGGCGTTTTGTATAAGAGCGATGAACAAACGCCCGCTCATAAAGAGCTATATTATCTACAGTAGTCGGTAATCCATATTTAGAAAGAATAGATTGTACTTCGCACAATGTAATCTTTGTATTTAAAGGATTATATGGGTTGAAAACTAAGCCTTCGTCTGTTTTAATAAGGTCATCGTCACGTAGCTGTGTAGAGTCTGTCATTTATATAAAATATATGTAGATGACTTTATATAGTTTCAACAAAGTAATATTTTATTAAATTTTAACAACCTTTAGCCAAAGGCACCTTCAGTTACCCGAAGGGTATAGGTTATAACGTAGTAAGTGCCAAATTGATACATTCTTTATATTGTTTTAGCTATTAAAATGTATTACCAACGGATAGACATTAAATATATAAATATATATATATATATATATAATGCGTATCGCGGTTCTTATATTTGGCAGATTGAACAAATGTGTTGAACATTATAAAAATCTAGTAGGAAGTCTTGGGCAAGATAATGATATAGATTTTTTTCTTTCATCAGACAATTCATCTGAATCATTATTAAATGATTTTATTCATTTATATAAACCAATATTATATGATAACAGTCCTATACATTATGATTACGATTTAGGTAAATATCCAGGATGCATAGGTTGCAAGAATATTCATAACATGACTTGTCATTTTATTAACAAAAATAGAGTATTTTTATTATTGGAAGAATACATAAATAAATGTAATATTCACTATGATTGTGTTGTTTCAGTAAGAATTGACTGTTTTTTTTACGATAAATTTGTTTTTGATAATTTGGAGGATAACACTATTTATATTCCAAAAGATTTTGATTATGGAGGTTTAAATGACCAATTAGCGTATGGAAAAGTAGATGTTATGAAAAAATATAATTCTATAAATGCTCTTGATTTAGCAGAAAAAAAACTTGCATTTGCTCATCCAGAAACTTTTACTCGTGCAAATGTATTTTTTCATAATTTAAAAGTAGAAAGATTTGATATGAAATATGCTATAATAAGGTAGAAACATACTCATTATATTTTATTTATTTGTTTATTGAGTTTTTACTTTATATTTAGTTATCTAAATCTTAACCACCTTTAGGAAAGGTTGAAACGAAGTAAGTGCCAAATGTATA